AACATTAGAAAGTATACACAGTGAAGTATGCTCTACTACTTGCAGTTCTACTATTGACGGCTTGTCATGACGACAGCCCTCGTGTACCCACGTACAAAGAACTAGTAGAATATAAAACCGATTGCACCCAAGCACCCAAGCAACTAGCTTACCTACGTTGGGTCCAAAATGAAAAAGCCTTTGATCCAGATCCAGAACAGTTAGATGAAGTGGATCGAGTTTACAACAGTCGTTTAAAAGCCACAATTTGGTGGTACAGTTACTCTTGCGAGCAATCATGAAGAAACTTATTTTGGTAAGCCTTTTGGCAAGCAACGTAGCATTGGCTGACTGTAATGTCAGAAGTGCTAGTATCATGGCTGACGAAAACACCGTTGGTCCTGTTACCAATTTAGTTGCCAATTTCATGCCTGGGCGTTGCCGTGTAAGTTTTGATATTACTGTAGACGGTATATCGCATCATCTCCAAAAAGAAGTTGTAGCAGACATGCCTGGGGATAGTGTTTGTAATGAAGCAGTTGAGCAGGCCAAAAAGCAATTACTTTTGGACACAGGCGGACGTTTCAAAACCGAAAGTGTTACAGTATGCCGTGAAGGCCGTGCAATTCCTCCCACAGTAAAAGTTGGAGATCAAATTTTGGAAAGTGAAGTTGGCAAATCCAAAATGGACAAGTACTTTACCTTTCGAAATAGTCGGTGTAGAATGTTTACCGAACGAGCTGTGAAGAATCGAGATTTGGTAGTTTACAATGGTGTGATTTGCCAAATTGATAATTCTGAAACAAATTGGGTAGTAGTGGATAAATGGTAGGTTGACATTGGCACCAATCTATTATATAATACACACATGTTCAACAACATATTGAGGCACTTATAATGAAGGCATTTATAGCAGGCACTATCTTTGGATTGGTACTAGCTACCGTTGGATTCGGCGGTATTGCTCGTATGCTTGATAAAGGTGTAGACACAGTTAAAACACAGAGTCAGGAGTTGGCAAAATGAAAACCGTAGTAGCATTGGCAGTAGTTCTAGCCCTTACCGCTTGTTCAACCGTAGCAGGTGTAGGTAAGGATATTCAATCGTCCGCAGAATGGACAAAAGAAAAGATGGGTGGCAAGTAATGAAAAAGGTTCTAATTTTAATTCCAATCGTGGCTCTGTTGGCGGCTTGCGGCACTACTCGTGACGCTTATGAACGCCGTGCAGACAATGAACGTGAACGTCAGGAAAAGTACGTTGAGCGTGTAATTGATAAAGCACCTAAATGGATGCTTGAAGTTCCAATCAGTAACAGCGCAGTCTTTGCCGCAGGCACAAGTGCTAGTGGTGATTACTCAATGGCCATGCAAAAAGCCAAAGCAGATGCGTATGGAAAGATTTGTATGACCGCAGGTGGTACAGCAAGTCAGCGTACTAAAATTTATAAAGCTGATACAGCAACATCTAGTTCAGAACTGAGCGAAATGGTTTTGCGTACTAGCTGTCAAGAAGTTGACCTAACAGGTGTTGAGGTCAAAGAAAAGAAAATGATTCAAGAAGGCAATCGTTTCCGTGCTTATGTTTTGGTAGCACTGCCTACAGGCGATGCTAACATTTTGCGTAAGGCTAAGGAACAGGCCAAATTGAATGAACAAATGGCTCGACGTGCTCCAGAAGCATTTAAAGAACTTAACTAAGGAATAGTATGTTTAAAGAAATCTCAGCAATCGTAATCGGTTGGGTTGCATTTATTGCGGTATGTATGTTTGGTAGCTTTTTTGCTTACCAATACTTTGCACCCAAATACCGAGCTGTAGATAATGAAGTGTTCAAACAAAGTGAACAATACAACGATGGCATGATTCGTGATTTGGAAAATCTCCAACTCGAATATATCAATGCCGATGCGGAGAAGAAACAAGCTCTCCGTGCTATTGTGTTACATCGGTTCTCGGTGTACCCAGAGGATAAGATGCCTCCCAACCTTCGTAATTTTTATAATAGTTTGAAAGCAGGTAAGTAAAATGAAACAGATCCTAGCCCTTGTAGCTGTCGCAACTCTTTTGACAGCATGTGATGTTAAAGAAACATCTACTCAGATCGAACGCCGCAAGCAAGAAGAATTGAGTCTACAGGCTGTACAATCAGTCGGTATGCCCAGCATTGTAAACTTTGCTGAAAAACGCATGATGAAAGACATCCTAGAGTTGCGTGATCAAAACGTAGCCACTACTGCCTACATTGTTGACATGAATGGCAAACTACACAAGATTTGTACAGCAGTTGGTTATGGTTTGCCTTATGCAACACAATTTACCAACCCACAACGTGTAAGTGATTATACACACGGTGTTGTGGCTATTCCGCAAGCAGATCCAAACGGTTTGTACAGCCCTGCAAGTGCAGATGGTACTTGGGTATTGTGTGTTGATCCTAAGTCAGGTAAGCCACGTCCGGTGTTTATTGAACCGCGTGTTATTGTTAGTCCTTTCCCATTAGACTAATATGAACGGAGATCATTGGGCACAGTTTATAGCCTGTTTGATTGCAATTGGCGGTATGGCGTTTGCATTTGTAATAGGCTACCTGATTGGATACAATGATGCTAAGGACGGCAGATGAAATTATTTGAACGATCCGGCGGGTATTGGTTGTTTTGGTGGAGTGCTGTTTACTTCGTCATTGGCATGCTAGACCTCTTTGTGCTCAAAAGAGATTTGTTTCCATTGACACAGATAGCATGGTTATGTATAATTGCACTACCGTTAGTATGTAATCCGCTGGCTCGCTGGCTTAATATGAAAGAGAATCATATGTTGAGTATGTTTAAAAAGAAACCTAGTAATGTTGTACCTTTCCCCAATCAACCGGAATACGGTGATGGTGACGGACCTCCTCCACAAGAACCTAAAAAGCCTAGTGTAACATACTACAGCTTGGGCATGACTAGTGAGAACAGGCTAGAACTCAAAATGGGTTATAGTGCTATCACTATGAACCATGGCGGTGTTACTAATTTGATTGAACAACTAGAAACATTCAAAAAACAACTTGCCCAATACGAAGGTATCGAGGAACACACTAATGAGCAGTAGAGGTATTATAGCACCGCAAGCTGATGAAGTTTGCGAAATGTGCGGTAAGGTAGACGAATGTCGTCCTTATGGTCCTAACGATGAAAACATTTGTTTTGATTGTGCCATGAAGGATGAAGAAACAACTGAGCGTAAAATGGCCGCTTATATTTTTGGAGAAGAAGAGTAATGCCTAATTTAGTACCTATGGTTATTGAAACCGAAGCAAAGGGTGAACGAGCATATGACATTTATAGCCGTTTGCTTAAAGACCGTGTTGTAATGCTAGACACGGATGTTAACGAGCATACGTCAAGTCTGATTGTAGCACAGTTGCTCTTTTTGGAGAGTCAAGGTAATGAAGATATTAATTTCTTTATTAATAGCCCTGGCGGGTCCGTTACTGCTGGCCTTGCTATTTACGATACCATGCAATTTATTAAGCCCAATGTCGCCACTTACGTCATTGGACAGGCTTGCTCAATGGGCAGTTTTCTCGCCCAAGCAGGAGAGCCAGGCAAGCGATTTGTGCTACCTGAAAGCCGCACAATGATCCATCGTGTTAGTTCAGGTACTCCAGGAACCCGTGGTAGTGTACATGTACAGGAACTACAATTTGAAGATGCTAAACGCAGTTTTGAAGAAAGCCAGCGTATTAACGAACGATTAACTGAATTGTATGTTAAGCATAATACAGCAGGTAAAACCTACGATGAGCTATTTTCGGCTATGAAATTTGATACCTTCTTGAGTTCTAAAGAAGCAGTAGAATATGGATTGGCAGATAAGGTTATTGAAAAACGCCCATAAAGTGCGTATATAATGGTAAGCCGTAGTACACTATAAATAGCTATGTCTAGGAGTGTACTATGGCCCAACTACCATTCAATTGGTCTGAAATAACACGTGATAATCTGTACTCCATGTTCTATTCACTTAACGGTGAAATAGTGGGCAAAGAGCTATCTCCCAGCCAAATACAAAAACGCATTACACGACACGTCAAAGCACACTTACCGCTTAAAATTAAAAAATGCTTATATGCTCCTACAAGTAGCGGTTTTGTTTTTATGGGCGGTGTTTATTATAGCGATTTGGATCAAAAAGGTGTACCAGCTATAGAAGTTAATTTTAACTATAATCCAGACGATCGAAAGTTAAAACTAACTCAGCATCGTTTCAAACGTATGGCTGTTAGATTCGCTGATGTTGTCCTACACGAAATCGTACACATGCGCCAATTCCGTAGTAGAAACTTCAAAGATATTCCAGGCTACCAAAGCACAGCACTATTAACCAAAGATCGTAAAAAACAAGAGTACTATGGTGATAGGGATGAAATGGGTGCCCATGCGTTCAATACCGCTTGCGAATTGATTGATCGTTTTGGATATGACCCTACTACCATTGGCCAATATTTAGATTCTGATCAATGTCGCAGACACAAGAACTCCACTTGGAATGATTATTTGAAAGTATTCAATTGGAATCACAATCATCCAATTATACGCAGAATGCGAAATTTGATTATGCGCCAATTAGAAAATGCCTACTACGGCAAACCATTTAAGACTACTAATCACTTGACTTACTGATAATTAGACTGTATAATAGTTATTATTAACTAAAGAGTCTAATCATGAGCGATCCTTGCTATTCAGTAATTTCTTCCTTAGAAGACCATCCAAGCCGTTTGAACAAAGAAGCTATCATTTTGGCACAGGCTGAAATGGGCAATAAGGAATTCTTTGAGGGCTGTCGCTTGGCACTAGATCCAATGATCACTTTTGGACTCAAACAAATACCGGAGAAGACAGATGAAGATGGGCCTGGGTTACCTTGGGATAGTTTTACTCTCGCTCTTACTGGTTTCGTTACTCGTAACGTCACCGGTAATACAGCAAGGACTATGATTGAAACAATGATGAAATCTGCCACTAAGAAACAGTGGAATGGCTGGTATCGTCGTATCCTTATCAAAGACTTGCGTTGCGGCGTAAGTGAAAAAACAATCAACAAAGTAGTGGAGAAGAAATATGCTGACTATGCTATTCCTGTATTCGGTTGTCAGCTTGCTCATGATAGTGCTAATCATGAGTCGAAGGTATCGGGCAAGAAACTTATTGAAGTCAAACTCGATGGCGTTCGAGTTATTACTATTGTACGTAGTGATGGTCGGGTGGATATGTTCAGTCGCAATGGTAAAGAACTTGCTAATTTTCCCCACATAGCAGAACAAATTAGTTCAGTGATCAAACAAAAAGGTTCTAGCAAAAGTATGGACGTTGTACTAGATGGCGAGATTATGAGCTCTAGTTTCCAAGACTTGATGAAGCAAGTACATCGCAAGGACAATGTAGAAGCAGGTGATGCTATCCTTAATTTATTTGATGTTCTACCGCTTGCAGATTTTGAACAAGGTGTGTATAATAAAGATCAGACTACACGTAGTAGCATGGTTAAGTTTTGGGTTGAACAGAATCAAGCGTTGTTGCCTAGTGTGACTTATGTTGCTAACGAACTTGTCGACTTGGACACAGAAGAAGGGCAAGCTCGTTATAAAGAAATTAATGCCAAGGCAATTGCAGGCGGCTATGAAGGTATTATGCTTAAGGATCCACAGGCTCCTTACGAATGTAAACGTAGTGTTGCTTGGTTAAAATTGAAACCGTTTATTGAAGTTAGTCTTACTGTAGTTGCCACTGAAGAAGGAACAGGTAAGAATGTAGGTAAGATGGGTGCGTTGGTATGTGAAGGAGTTGATGATGGGAAAGCTATTCGTGTTAATGTTGGCAGTGGCTTTACTGACGAACAGCGTGACGAGTTTTGGTCATGCAAGGTCGATGGACACATCGTTGAAGTACGTGCTGATGCAGTAACACAAAATCAAGACGGTACTTACAGTTTGCGCTTTCCACGTTTCAAAGGTTTCAGAGGGTTCAAAGTTGGCGAGAAGATTTAAACTAATATTACTTTGGTTTGTTGCTATATTGGCTATACTGGTAGTATGGCCATTTGGCATGTTAGCCGATGACGATATACATACACATAGATTTTGTGCTTACGGACATTTGTATGTAGAGTTTGAACATAACCACAAAGTATGGGGTACTACATTTTTAAACAATCAAGGTAAGCCAATTCCTTGCGAAGAAAATGATGTACAGGAAACAGTTAATTTAAAGGAAATAATATGACAAATCCATTTCGTGATCAAGAAAAGTTTATGAAGGCTTGTGATCAAACAACCGACGACTTTAATCCCGAACAGTTTAATATGTACCTTAGACTCATTGAAGAAGAAGCTAAGGAACTTGCAGAAGCTATTGAAGCAGATGACCCTGTCGAAGTATTTGATGCACTGTTAGATATTGTAGTTGTTACAATTGGCGCAATCCATAGTATGGGTGCAGATGGCGATGGCGGTTGGAAAGAAGTTATGAAAACCAACTTTGCTAAAATTGACAAGGAAACCGGAAAAGTGCGTAAGCGTGAAGACGGTAAAGTATTAAAACCTGTGGGCTGGGTACCACCAGACCTAAAACCATTTTTAAAGAAGAATGTATAAATTAAGATATTACTCAACAACCGGACAGCTAATGGTAAAATACTTTGAGTCACTTAGTGAAGCAGTAGTGTACTCAGTATATAAAGCACCATTTCAAAGTATGTACGGAATAGATAAGGTGGACAAATGAGAAACTATTGGTCATGCACAGAATTTGCCGACTGGGTTCGTGGCACTCCTAAGGGTGGCGCAAAGACCAGCGAAGGTTGGGACGAGTGGCGCACTGAAGCAGAGCGTTACAATCCTGTGCGATATTGGATCGCAGAAGAATTACTTGACAATATTCAAGGATTTTTCCTTTATATACCGGAGAGATTAAATGACGTCAGATACTACATTAACAATCGGTGGGTTTCTAAGTCTCATGCTCTTACTGCCCATCCTCGTGATATCCGCCCTGGCAGTTGGCGTGACGTTGGCAATCGGTTTCTCCCTTGTCTTTTTAACGAACTTGTTAACTTTGTTGAAATCGAACAAGCGTGGCACTATGTAATGTGGAATGACGAGGAACGTAAAAAGTTTAAGACTCCGTGGTGGCGCAGTGGCTGGTTACGTTGGCGTACATGGCGTTGTCCAGAAGCAGGCATGGCTTACTTAAACTGGGCAAGCACTCTTACTAACGAAGAGTTTCTCGACGAAGATAAGAAGCACGAAGCAGTTCTAACTTACCAAGCTAAGGCCGCTAAGGAAATAATCGAGCTTTATACTTGGTGGACTGTTACATATCGCAATCGTCCAGATCCATACGAAGCAAGTGGTTGGAGTGCGGCCTGCGAAGCACAGCGAGCGGCCAATGGTGGGCGTTTAAGTTTCGGTAGCATAAAAGACCCTGCTCTTAAAAAGCAAAGTGATAAAGCATATAAACTACTTCAAAAGATTGAAGCAGACTATGAAAAAGAAGATGAAGCCATGATGATTCGTCTTATTAAAATTCGAGAAAGTCTTTGGACATGATTTCTATACG